TAACTAAATTTTCCCATTCATACCTCCTGTAGATAATTCCTGAATTATAAAAACAGAGAGAAGTCTTTCAGGATAAGATTTTCGGGAGCTACCCTATCTCTCTGTTATTACCAACTACCATCCTTGCGTTAATGCAGATAGAATTTCCCAATCATCAGTACTATCTGATTCTTTTAGAAGTTCTTGGTCAAAATGAGATATGACCCAGTTGCAATAAGAAATTGCCGAGTAGCGATCTTTATAGCAACCAGCCTTTTCAGTAAGCTTTACTTTTCCACTAACTAATGTCATATCAAGATTAATGCATTCTCCAATAAATAAACCAGTTTGCACATATGGATTTAAGAAAAATGAAAATGCATCTGAATCGTTTGCATCTTTTGTAAATTCATCATTATTTCTAATTAAGAAATCTTCAGCATCCCCATCGCCAATCAAAAAATTCCATAATCTGTGTTGTAATGAAATACGAAATAAGTTTGATATTTGGCTATTCAAATCTTGGCTAGCAGATATTGGAAAAATAACAGATAATGGGTTCAAACTTCTAGTATGCCCATTACGCAGTTCTTCTCTAACATCTTGTTTTATGTAATCAAATGTTTCATCTACGACACCAAGAGCAGGATATGTCACTCCTCTGTCTTCACATATTGTAGGCTCTGTCAATGAATCGAAGACTCCAATGCCAGCGTTTTGTGTATCAAGACAAATATAATCAGCTTCAAAATCATAAAATATTTCTTTGATTCTTCTAGCCTGTATGCCAACGTCCCTACCTTTATGAGATTCCATGTACACCAAATGCCGCTCATACCCCTTGCCAAGAATAGGTATCATTCTAATACAGCCAATAATACTATTATCATTTGCCTTATTAGCTCTTGTAGAAACATCAATGGTTACAAATCTAATTTCGCCATCAACCTTCTTCAAATCATATTGATTCTTTTTAGGGTTATAATTAGTATCCTTTTGAGGATAAAATGCTCTTTTCAAATTCCTATTAAACAAAGTAGGTTTAAAGAAGCTTTTACCACTAGAACCACTTGGTATATTAAAATATTCCATTTGTATAGTAGCGGCATCCATATCTCCCATTTCATTTCTAATCATTTCTTCACTTTTAATATTGTGATAAATAGTCACAAAATAATCAAGCGCTAAAAAATTAGCGGTTTCATCACCTTTAGCCATTCTATTAATGCAACTTTTTACGTAATCGTACCAATATTCAGCTTTATACCAAGCGGAGGTAATATAAGAAATTGTGCCCTCTTCTTTTAATCTTTCATCTTTTTCATATTTAGGTTTATTTAAATATGGTGGATGCCTCATAAAAAGAAATGGTTTAATGATCGGCTCCAAAATTTCTTTTGGAACAAGTCTCGATTCTTCAATGATTATATAATTTGCCCTGTTGCCCCTCGAACTCTCCGAGCTAGGCACAACTTTAATTGTGCTACCACAATAAAATTCTACGATATAATTATTAGAGTTTGCAGTAATGTTTCTGATTTCTCTAGCTACATTAGGATGTTCATCTCTAAGAGACATAAGTTTCTCAGAAATAATAATGCCACCTTGTTTCAAAGTTTTCGAACAACAAATAACTTTAATACCAGGATATAATACTGCTAAAGTTAAAGCCCACACTGCAATAATCCAGCTTTTACTAGCAGCACGAGACGCTACTATGTAAGCAAGATTGCTGCGTTGCAATATCCAAATCATCAAAACTTGGAAAGGATGCAACTTAATGCCAAAATACATTTCGATAAATCTATGTGGATTTCTACGATAAAATGTTATCCATTTTTTATATTGTGCTTTTCTTGCATCGCTTATGTCTATACTTCGAACCATAGATTTTGGTCTTACAAACATATCTTGAGAATTTAAATCTTTTATTGCCTTTGTTTTAAAAGGTCTTCCTGGTCTGCCCATTAGTTTTCCTCGCTAGCACCAGAAACAAAATCTTCAAATTCAGAATCATCATCTTCGGAATCATCATCTGCAACATTGAAATCTCTAGATTGTGTAATAAAATTCTTTAATGGTCTTGTGATATATTTTCTAAAGTACCATCCAATTTTATCGAAATCTTTAAACATTTCTTTATCTTCAAAATAATCAGCAGGTTCAGTTTCCTCAATAATTTTTATAATCCCAGAGAATGTTTCTAATGTACGACCAGCACCAGCAGCGTTAGCTTTTGATGGGTCAACTGCCGCTGTCTTCATAATCTCTTGTAGTTCTTTCACAAGATTAGATGGTGTAGTTCCAGTTTCTTCTCTGCGTTTTTCAATTTCAAGCGACTTGTGACAAATTTCAATAATAAGTTTCTTTTCAGCCTTAGTTTCACAACTATTAGTTTTTTCCCATTCAGAGTATTCCCTTTCAAGATATTCGTAATCTTCAAAGTTATAATTCTTACCCCATTTTTGTTGCAGTTCAGCGGTAGAAGATTCCGAAGAGTCTAACGGATGGGCTAAAGGTAAAACAATATTTGGTTCTATAAAAGTTAAATCTAAACTAGTAACTTTATCGCCAAAATTATTTTTTTGTGATGGAACAAGTTTACTTTTGTATGTGCCTATTACACTATTTACATCTGTCCCATTTTCTTTCTTGGTTGCAATATGAAGTTTGGCAGATTCTACTGCGCCTTCATCAAATTTTAAATTTATTTTACGACAAGTCTTTAATATCGCTCTTGCCATATCTCTTTCTGTTCTAAAATAACCTTCATATAAATGGTCGCAACAATTTTTACAAATGCTGAATACACCATTAGAATCTAAATCATCTACAGAAGTAAAAAATTCTGAAGGTTTTAAATTTTTCATACATTTCCTACAATATACAAAATCCAATTCTACACCTGTTTTTGATCTTGTGGTTTTCACCGTCCTTTTACTCTGTACCATAACCAACCTCTCTAAATGATAAAGGACTAGTTTTAGGCTAGTCCTTCACCAACATTATTTTAATCTAAATCATCCATTGGAATAAAATTAGATTTACTTTTAGACCATATTTCAGACTTACGTTCTTCGCTTGCTGTTTGCATTCTAAGCAATTCTTTTTGATGTCCAAAATCTATTTTTCTAAGAATAATATTCATCAAAGATGCTTCTGACAAACCTAAGACATTTAAACTTGACGCGAAACCCAAAACGTAACTCCCCTCTTTGATTCCCATCTCGATGCTTTCTCGATCTGGTTCTAATGTAAATTCTGGATAATTATTCATAGCACATTCATTGCAAGGAGATTCTTCTTCAGAAAATTCCTCTTGTTCAAAATTCTCATCTTGATTTTCCATGATATCTCCTAGTTATTGTAGTAAAGCAGCAAGAGCTGCGGTTTCTGATCTTTCAGTTTTTATTAAGTGTACACAACCATATATCCTATTTCCAAAAAGACGAGAACTTAATCTTTCTAATCCTGAGTTCTTTTCGAAAACTACTTTGTCTGTTTGGTTGGTGTCTCCTAAAAACATAATAATAGAATTCTTGCCCACACGCGACACCAGCAGAGTTACATGCTCCGAGGTTAAATTTTCTGATTCATCTACTATAATAATGCTATTATCAAAACTTCTGCCTCTAGCAAAACCCAAATGCAAGAGTTCAATTTTACCATCATCTAACAACCTCATCAATTCAATCGAACTACCTAATAAATCAGCAGCTGGCATTGCATAAGGAAGAAGCTTCTCATTTACGCCTTGAGGCAAAGCTCCCAACGGAACAGAATCTTTTACTTCAACATTGTTTCTTACCATGACAATTTTACGATAAGGAGATTTCCCCTTTTCGCCTCTATCTATAGCATCTAGAGCATAAGTAAAAGCACAATAATTTTTTCCAGCTCCCATAATGCCTGTAATTTGTTTGACGGTTATTGTTTCATCTTGTAAAAGGTCAAACAATGCAAACTGTTCATCATTAATTGGTTTTACTTTCCCAAATCTATAGTTATCTATTGATTTAAATTTAAGTGGGATAAGATTTTTCCCATCCCATTTTCTTTTTTCTATAATTTCTCCAATATTATTTTTAATAAATAAATATTGGTTTATTTCCATGTCTATATTATATCTTCCTTCATAAAATGCGGCAATCTGTTCATCTTCTAGTGTGAGAATTTTGATTCCGTTATACAGAATGCACCTCCAAAAATAGGAATGTATAAAACAAAAGCCTTTCTAAATCAATAGAAAGGCTTCAGATAAGCTACGAATTTACTAATAAACTTTT